TTAATAATTAGCGTGTTGTTTTTTCTCAAAATCATGAACCATTCGAATACGTTCTTCAGTTGCAGGATGAGAAGATAAAGCATCAACAACAGCTATAGATAGCTTATTATCTGAAGATTCTTTTTGAGAGGTTGGTGAGGTGGACTGACTTGCTTTATTTAGATCTTCTTCTGTTTTATCGTTTAAACGTTGTAAGAAATTTGCAAAGTGTGAGACTTCTATATTTTTCCTATCCATCAGCTGTAATGCATATAGATCGGCTTCGGACTCAAATTTACGTGAGTAATTTGCACCAAGCATAGCAGCAGGTAATGACGTAAATAAATCTGAATTATCACCTGTCATTGCAATGTATAATACACTTAGTCCTAAAGGCACTGTTGCAAATAGTCGCCTTCAGCTGCTACTGAACGCAACTCTCCTACGGTGATCCCCATGCCTTGAGCAATAGCCTTTGCTAGAGCTGGTGTTTGTTCCATAACTGAGTTGAGTTCTTCACCACGTAATGTACCGCTTGCCAAAGCCTGCCCGAATTGTACTAAAGCTGCATCAGCTGCTTCTGCACTTGCACCACTAATTGCTACAGCTTTAGAAACTGTTTCAGTTAAACGTGCTGTGTCATCCATTGTGAGGTTTAAAGTTTTGGCATTATCACTAAAACGCTGGTAGACCTGTAACACAGAATCCCAAGCCGAATAGGTTTTTTGAGCAATTCGGAAAGTGTCTTCCGTTGCTTTATTTAGTTCAACTTGATTATTAGTGACCAACTTAAGACGGTTTTGTAGTCCAGTATATGTATCCATCTTTGAAATGGCAGAACTTACTGTTACTAGCCCAGCCATATACCCAGCTAGTGCTCGCGTAGCTACAGATAAGTTGTCCATAGACTTAGATGCAAACTCACCTTTACGCTCAATACTATCCAGTTCATTGCCTAGATTGCGCGCATTTCGTTCTGCATTTTTTGCATCAATTACAATGACGAGACGTGATTCTTGTGCCATCTTACTTTCCTCTAGGCAATAAAAAGCCCACTCAATGAGTGGGTTGTTAAGGTTGATTTTTGGGTTAGTGTTTTTGCTTAAGATGCGCTCTTGTTCTCGTGATATCTCAATATGCTGGCAACCTTTTGGAACAGATAGCCCACTAAGAATCCATTTAAGATTATCCCGATACCTGTAATAACCATGATTCCTGACCATACGGTCTCGGTGCCATAATAAGTTCTTGGAACTTCAACTCGGCCAAACACAAGTATAAAAATAAATCCAGATATAATACCTAGAACAATTAACCCCCATCCGATGGCATTGCAAACTTCACTTTCTTTCATTGTTTGATATTGTGGTGTGCTCATGCTGTATCTCTTCTTTAATTACCAATTCGAATTTACTTTCTGCTGAGTTTTAATCTTTTCAGCCATATCATCCGATAGAGTATTAATCTTACTAATAATCAGTGGTGTGGACTTCCTACTTTCAGTTATAGGGTAATTTTGTGCAGGCATCATTATTCCAGCACTCATGTGCGATGGAGCGCTATAGGTTAAACCATCATAACCCACGCGCATTTTCCCATCCTTAGTGTCCACTCTTACAGTAAAATCAACACGTTCGTTTCCTGTCATTGCCAAGCACTCCATGCCCGAACAAGGATATCGCATATTGCCCTTTCCAATGATAGTGCCTGATGCCTTATCTTCATATTGAATTACTGCGTTAGCAGAAGCAAAAGCTACAGCGAACCATTGTCTAGCGCCATCATAAATCTGTGCTTGGTTTAATCCATCAATTTGATAAACCTTTTCAAATTTTACAGGCTCTGAGGGTTGTTGGGGAGTTGTCGCACACCCCGCTAAGCCCAATCCAAGAAATCCCGCTAATAAAATCTTTTTCATAATGTAATCCATTTGTTATTAATCTCACACAATTTAACAAATGGACAAAATAATGTCATCAAGAACTTAAAAAGGAAGATTCTCTACTAGTCCATGTGGTCAAGCCAAAATACATCCTCAAAATTTTTACATACACCTACTTTTTTGAGTTCTTTATATATAAGTAAGGCTGTATCGATCTTGACAGAATGTCCCTGCTCGGCTCTTGTCACATAGTTTGATAGAACTCTGCTACCACTAACAAAACCACACCGCTTTGATAGCTCATAAACCGTTAAGCCTGCTTTTTCACGCAAACAAGCAACATTATTCTTTACTTCCATTGCTGCACCACAAGTTAAATTTTAGAATATTGTAGCACAATAAAAGATAATTACTATTTTTTGTGTTAGCACAACAAAAAGAATTGACACAATAAAAGATATTAAATAAGATGACTTCATCAAGGCTAAAAGCCATGAAAAAGAAAACCCCTTGCAGACGTCGAAATCAGGCAAGGGGTTTATGTCTAAACCAATGGAGATTTAAGACATGTCTAATATAGCACAAATCAACGATACCAAAATATCAATTGTTAACTTCAAATCTGTTCCAGTTGTTACTACAGCAATGCTTGCTGATTTCTATGGAACCGATACAGACAACATCAAACAAAACTATTCTCGAAATAAAGAGCGGTTTGTAGAAGGTAAACACTTCTTCAAAATTATTGGTGAAGAATTGAAAAAATTTGTAGGTGACTTAAAGTCACTTGCAAATTTCCCTGCAATTTCAAATAAAACTCGATCCCTTATCTTATGGACAGAACGCGGTGCTGCACGTCATGCCAAGATGTTAGACACAGACCAAGCATGGGAAGTTTTCGAGCAACTTGAGGATTGCTATTTTGTCCGTAAAGAGATTTTAGCCAAAACCCACAAATCAGAACGTGAACCCCTAACCAATGCTGTAAATCTTCTTGTAGCTAAAACTAAGCATTTGAATTACAGCGATGCTTATAAATTAGTTCATCAGCGTTTCAATGTTCAGCATATTGATGAAATTCCATACGATGTAATACCTGTGGCTGTGGAGTATGTTCACCACTTAATTGCTATGTACAGCAAGGCTGAAAAACAAGGTTCTTTATTTGATGAAGATCAATTTAAGCTGCTCAAGAACCTAATTGATGCAATTATTTCCCAAAACTTTGCGACTAGTCGAATCTATCGAGCAGTACATATGCTTAACAACGAGCAAGGACACTACTTAGCTGAATATGCTTTTAAAACTAATATTGCAGTTCTAAAACTTACTCGGGCAATGGATTTAAGAGGGCCACTTAATAGAAAAATCATTAGTGATGATTTAAAAACCATAAGCTACACAACAGGCAATCAACATTATAGCGACCGTTGGTTTCATCCATTGATGGAATCGGGAATGCTAGCTGGTGCTTTGCGAATTTCTGGTGGTTGGTAGTCTTCTAACAAAAAAGCCCTTCGGGGCTTTTCTCTACATAAAAACACCCTCATATTTGAGGGTAATTTAACAAGTGGTTAATAATGGCGCAATAAAAAACCATCTTCTGGTGGTTTAGACAGCTTCATCAACAATGTTATCCACTTTGTCTTCTTTTGGAAAGAAAAGCTTATGGTTGGTATTTCGGTTTTCTGCCATGAATTTTCTTGCAGTCATGTCTTTAAATTCATATGCCGACCAGACTAAACCTGCATAGAAGTCTATAAATTGTAGCTCAAGGCACTTTGAGCTATCCATTGGCATAATATTGCATGACTGGTTAACAATTTGGTTTTCAATGCCACACTCTAAAACCATCTGTTTTAAATACTCACCCATATTCCATTTCAACGAAACCCGCTCACTTCTTCTGTCAGGCATAAAATCTACATATTTATGCTTGCAGATAGTCCCAAGAAGTAAAAGTTTCACCATATAATTATAGAAAGCATTTGGGTCGTTCTTGAATCTTGCATTAACAAATTCTTTATTTGCTGTAATTGAGCGAAGTTGTATATCTGGATGGTCTTTGATAAGTTTCGCAGTCAATTTGACGAATATTTCTTTATCTTTTAGATTCAAATCAACTGATTTTAATTCATTTTTTAAAGGTCTTTTTCTTTTTTCATATAATGCTCTTACAATACGCTGAACATACTTAACCTTATTCTCAGGCAAACAGATTGCTGCTAACGTAAGCATTCGACTGGAACCACCCTTTTGATAAGGCTTTTCCATATTCCAACCTAAATCACCACTTTCATCCAAGTATATAAATGTTCGCATATTTTATTATCAAGCATTAAAAAGCCCCTAAGAAACTTAGAGGCTAGAATTCGGTGCGGCACCTAGAGGCAACGTATTTACAATACGTTTACGATTATCGCAGTGTTTATCGTACCTCAATCTAGGCGTGGTGTATTTATACCGCGCTGCGACTACATTGATAGAATATTTGATAATGACATTCCTGTCAATACAGAATCGCCTAGTCAATGTCAACCACTTGACCGTATTATGTTACATCAATCGCGTTACATCCCGTCGCTTGTTCACAGTTAAGTATCGCACGTCAGCATTTAAGTCTTCGTCGCTCGTTGCGTCGCCTTCTTATGGCACTCCTCCAAAAACAAATTATCCAACGCAAAAATACAGTCATTAAAAATATGAGCAGCCACTGGCAAATCATTATGCTCTGCATAGACATTGATTGCCTGCTGATCTAAAGATAAAGGGATACCCTGCTCATATCGTCTGGATCTGCAAATAGTGCTAAATGCCGAAAGAATGGAATCAGCTGCATAAGAATATTCTGGCGGATCAGGAATACGGCCACCTAAGAACTTGATTTGTTCGATTTCATGCGGCGTTTTCGACGCATACGTTTTTTGGTATTTGTAGAGCTCGATGACTTTCCCAGAATTAAAGCCTTATCCTTGTCGGCTTCTTCCTGAATCTTCTGAGCCTGTTCTTTAATGAATAGCCAGATTGAAATACCAATATCACCAAGATTAAGAAGCTTTGAGGCATTCTCAGGTGTATATGGCTTTTCAGATTCAACCGTTTTACCGTCTACGATTTCGGCAAATACCACACCTTTCCAGTCTTCAATTAAGTGGGCAGCACACGCATCCATTAACAATTCATGGTAAAGCTTGGCATTTTCATCTTTGACCATCACATCATAGCCTTTGGATGAAATCTGATTTCCGGCTCGTTCAATTGCTACCTGAAAAGGTTTATAGGCGATACCACGGACTTTGAACTCTGCCTGTACTTCGCCATCAACCCCCTTGTATTCACACCATTTTGATACGTCCGAGCTTTTAATAATTCCGACTTTTAAAGCCATAACAACCTCTGAAATTTTAGAAATAAAAAAGCCCATGGGATTCCATAGGCTTTGTTACTGAATAAGTTGATTACACAAGAGCACGTACAATTGTTGGCGCTGTACGAACTTGGGCAAAGTTGATATCTACAGTAATGATGTCATCACCACCACCATCCGGGTGATTGGCTTCCATGACTTCCAATTGCGGGAAGTTGAACGAATATTTACTTCCTTTGCTGTCTCTGATGTCGAAGGTCAGTGTAAACACATCACGGGTTTTGATTGCATCAATCCAACCAGCAGCTGTGGCCGAGAACATGAATGAAGCATTCGCTTCGATATCCATCATCTTCTCTAAATAAAACTCTGGAGTGTATTTACCAGATCCGATACAACGGATCGCTTCCAGATTATTACTAAAGTTGATGGTAAGTGTCTGCAGACAAGCTTTACCCTGAATTGATTGACCATTAATAAGTAGTTTTTCAACGTTTGGCATACTCACCAGTGGGCGAGTCGATGCTGGAATAGGATTGGTAACAGGATTGACCTGCTGTCGTGTAAATGAGCTACCGACTAAACCAAAGTTACCAGTGATTTTCCCCGTGGTCTGGATTGTCATTTCACCTGTATTCACTTGAATACCACGATAAATAAAGACTTGACCAATATCTTCAAAGACTTTTACCAAGGTAAGAGACTTACGGACTCCACCACCAAAACTTAAAGCATTTGCAGCCCAGTTATTGAAAGCGAGAACATTTAAGAATAAATCAAAGGTACCTAGCGATAATTCAAATTCTAACTGACCAGTTACTTCAGCTTCCGTTACTACAGCACCTTGGCGAAAACGTGAATCAACTACTTCACTGCTATCTTCAGTAGTAACATTTTCGGTCAAACTATCAGTAACACGGCGAACGGTATACCAGACCGGATTTGCCGGAGTAGTTCCTAAAACAGCTTCTTCACAAGCATATAATCGAATTTTTGCACCTGAACTCATTTATGGTTCTCCAAAATTTAGGCAATAAAAAACCCGCTTTTTAAGCGGGTTATTAAAGTGTTTCGTCTGTGTCTGAGATTTCTGGGGGTTCCACGCCATTCATTGCTGCAGCAACTGCCTGAGATAAGTTAGTCGGCTGGAAATCCACTGGTGTTTCAGTCAAAGTTTCTTCAACCTCAGGTTCTGGTTCAGGTTCTTCATGCAGACGGATATCAATCCAGCGGCCTTCTGGAATGTCCATTGGGTTCTCGTGATCTGCCACAACAGCAGCAAGTTCAAAATCAAACTTACGCTTGTAAGTTTTAATTGAGATGTCACCATTTTCTAGGGTGTCATACACTACTGCGACGATTGTGTTGCCGCTTGCATCTTTCGGTACTTCGATATACCAGCCTTCCTGAGCAAAGCCTAAAGAACCTTCTAGTAAATAATCACCAACATCAATTCTCTTAAATTCAATCGGCTGTTTTTTTGCATCATTATTGAGCTCGATATGGTCGTTAAATAGCTTAACTACTGGTGATGCTGCTTTTATGAAACCGTTGGAATCCACAGAAGTATTCGCAGATGTTCTTAGCTGCTCAATTACAACAGGTATCTCACTGACAATAACAACGTCATCTGTATGAACAGTAACTAAATAATTATCAGATGTAATATTGGAAATACCGGAAAAATATCTAAATGCCGATGTTGAAGAACTTGCTGTTCTTCGAATGGCAACATAGTCTACATTTTGATATTTAACTACAGCCATACCTGAAATATGAGTTGTTACACCAATACTAATAAGCCGAGCTGTAACACGATCATATGCTTGCTGAATTGATACTAAAGTTCTCGAATGTTGATTTGCTGAGCCTGAATCACCCCTCGAAAACACTAGCTCACCAAACATGTTTCGATTGGGTGAGCTGCTGACAGAATAAGGAAATAACAATACATAGCTAACGACAGAATCTAGGTTTACTCCCGTAATCATTTTTCTTTCAAAAGTTTGGCCTACTCCACCAATTCCAAAGCTGCCAACTTCTATCAAATTACCAGCTGTAGTACCAACATTTCTAGTTGCGGCACTACCAAGCCCTAAGTTAGTTCGAGCATCGGATGGAGTTGTTGCACCGGTACCACCTTGAGAAATTGCAATAGCCTTGGTTAATCCTTTTAGCTCTGTAATGTCACTATTCACCCCTTTTTCTGCTGCTCCGAGATTATTTCGAGCATCTAGTGCAGTTGTCGCCCCAGTACCACCTTGAGAGACTGCAGCAGTACCTTGGACCTGCGAAAAGTTTGGTGCCAGATTAGGAATACCTGAAGCGAATGGCAGCATGAATTGCCGTTTTCCCTGAGCCGAGTTATACGGGAATGGCCGATGATCCCAACTAAATTTAAAAACAAGATTTGCCATTATGCTGTTACCCCATCAATCACTTGGAAAATCAAAGTATCTGTATGCTGGGTAACTCCATTCACGACAGCCTTAATATCCATCTGGCACAGACCTAAAGGCCAAGCTGCTGTACTTGCACCTGATTTAACGTTAAGCCATCCCTTCTGTGTGCTCTGGTTTAATGCTGCGCAAGTCAAGGTAGCCACAGCAGCGCCATCAGCCAGAGCTTTAACCTGTGAAGTGAAGGTATAACCTGTAAGATCAATTGCACGACGAACATCATCCGGTGGATACTGCAGGGTTTCATCCATATCAACCAGCTGCAAATTCAAGTTGAATGTGTCACCACGCTTAAAAACAAAATTGCTCATAAGTGATTCCTATAGACATAAAAAAACCACCGATGAGGTGGTAGTGAAAGATTGGTTTGTTATGTGCTTTAGTTAACTAAAAAACTTATTGATACATTGTATTGAATGAAGTCAGCATCTTTACCCGCATAAATAGATTGGCCATTCAAACATTCTAAGTGTTCGATTGTGAAATATTCAAAATGAGCAAGTAATGCATCACTCAATTTTGTGATTTCAATTATTCCTGAATTGGGACGTGCAAAGCATTGAATCATGATATTACCGGTACGGCGAGTACATGGCTTATCTGCAATGCCAGAAGTAAAACTGGGACCACCTGCAATCGTTAAGCGGCACCAAACACCATCTTTAGGTACATTAAAGCCTGGTAAATTTGGATACTGGATTCTGTCTTGCGTAATACCTGTAAAGCTTTGCATGCGATCAATAATAGCTTGCCTTGTCTGCTCTAAAGTCATTGTCATTTTAGCCACCGTACTTTTGAGAAATAAAGTTAAACGTGAGACCATAAATACCTTGTGGTGCTTGATCAGACCAGCCGTTTTCTAAACGTTCAGCATAAGGTTGGTTATTCTGAATGTAGACCAAATTGCCCAATTTAATCTTTACAGCTTGAATTGCTGCATCGTTAACAGGGTTTGTTTCAGGTTCACGCACGCCTAAATCAGCAGATCTAATCGAGACAATATGTGAAGCACGGTATGCACCAGTATCGACGGGACTTAAATTAACTAAGGATTGCACGGTATCCATGACAATATTCTTTACATGGTCTTCTGCTGTTTTAGCCACATCAAAACTAAATTCAGTTGGCTTTTTCCCCTTCCATCCCATCATTCACCTCGCTTTCTTCATACATTTTAAAAAGGTCTTGAGCGATCGCCTGAATTGAATAAGCTTCAAACTCAGAGCTCGGTTCTCGTTCACCCATGAGCTTTTTAATCTTTTGCCAGACATGAACAGCTTCATGTAAAAGCAATCCATAAACTTGAATTCGGTCTTTATCCGCCGTATCACCAATTTGGACGATTGCATATGCACCATCAGAAAAAGTACTAACCTGTGCATCCGCTCCCATATCCAAAAATTGATCAGCCTTATCCATATCTTCAAATAACAAATCCATGTGTAGTTGATTTCGAGCGAGCGTGTACTGCACATGTTGGAATGGCAAGATATACCATTCAGGAACATAATCAGAATTAACCATGGTTAACCTATTAACTAGGTAAAGGAGTTTAAGTCGCTTCTCTACCATAAAATGAGTTATGAATAAAAATGCCATCCACATATTCGGGATGGCATTCGCAGTAAAAAAATGAATGAGGTTTTAAATCATTATCAGGTATAACCTGAAAGCTGTCATAGACCTCATGTGCACTCCAAGTCATAATTACTCCAATAAAAAACCCACCGAAGTGGGTTTGTAACTAAACTTTTAAAGGTTTCAATTGTGAAATTACTTTAATTAAATTTTCATAATGGGTTTCATTTATATTTTCAAATTTTTTTAATTTTTTTAATAATATTTCTTTTTTACGCATTGAATGAGTATCTAGAAAATCAGAAATCGCATCATGTTCAATAACAATTTCAATTTGTTTAAAAATACTCATGTATAAACCATCTAGATCAACCTCTATTTTTTTAATATTTTCAATGAAGTGGTTTGCCTGCACTTCATTTGCATCAATTTCATCTAACATCACATAAATATTTGCAACGTTCCTATGAAATTGCATTTGATGATTATTAAAATCTTCAACATCTGATTTTGATCGAGGATTAAAATTATAAAAGGATAATAATTCCGTGTTAAGGATTCTTAAGATATCTTCACTTAACTTTTCATTTTTTAGAGCTTTATGTTGAACTCTCCAATCGCTAAACAGAACAAATGCTGCAACTGGAGCTAAAAAGCTTGCTGCAAGAGTTAAAGCATCTTTTATGACGTCGTATGCAATTTCTAGATTAAAGCTATAATCAAAAATTGGATATTTACTTTTAAGAAAAAAAGCTATAACTAAATACCAAAAAACTCCACCAACGGTCCAAAATCCAATTATTTTAATTTGATCATGTAATGACTTTTTAAGCATATATCCCCCTATTTTAGAAGGATATTAGATCAAGTATTTAAACCTTCCTCAACTGACATTTCCAAATAGTAGAAGCTGGATCCTGTTGAATATGAATTACCCGGAATGAGCCTAAGGCTGTTAACCACTCATCATCAATCTTTGGCTCTTTGGTAACTTCATTCTGCAGCACTGTAGCCTTTTTATCCGTGGCCAGTACTCCAAGTGTTTGGATCTCATATTGACTGTATGAGCCAAACAGAACGCCACGGCCAGAATAGTTTTCTTTAACTTCAACATAAGTTTCAGTTTTAGGATCCCAATTCGTTTTAGAGATCCGCTCACATGTAAAGGTATGAATGGCATCTGCTAAATCATCATTAAATGCTTCAGCAATGTCTGCCTGAATTTCGTCACGTAAGCCCATATCATGCCCTGTAAAGTGGTATGCCAAAGCCATTAAAACTTGCATTTGGATCTTTCAAATCAAGTGAATCAATAAAATCAATTGCTATCTGTTCAAAGCTAGAGATTGCTTCAGATCCGTCTTGAAATTCTTTTTCTGACTCAACAGAATCAGCCTTAACTTTCTTACGCTTCAACTGCTGCTCTTTGCCGTTATAAATTACTTTGGCCAGAATTCCTTTGATAATTTCACAAGCCGCGTCCTTAAGAAGTGGATCAATTGGATCTGGTACAAAACCAATTCTGTTTTTCATCCACACATTTGCCAGCTTCACCAGACGAGCCTTATCACTGTCTGGTGCAAAATCGCTGCCCAAAATTGAATTTGCGTCATCTACAGTAATAAAGCTCATTGCATTATTCCTTCGGGATTAATTTAAGAAGTTCTGCTTTTGTTGCAGACGGCTTGTAACCAATGTTTTTACTAGCCAAATACTCTTTTAATTGATCATTTGACCAGTTTTCAAAATCATTAGCTGCCGTTTCTGTAGCTGGGTTTTCTGCCGCTTTTCCAGCTTCCAATTCAGCAATACGTGCCTGCATTGCAGGAATATCATTTTTAAAAGCTTCAAATTCAGTTTTTATACCGACCACTTGAGCTTCAGCATCTTTGAGAGCTTTATCTGCTAAGACTGCTGCATCTTTTAATCGTGAATTTTCAGATAACAACTCTGACTGGTTACCACCGGCCTGCTCTAAGATGGCAATTTTCTGCTTAAGCTGAGTGTTTTCTTCAACTACCTTTTCACATTCAGCTTTTGCATCATCCATCACAGCTTGAAGTTCAGGGGTAATTCCCACTGCGACATTTACTGTGGCCAAAGTCGTTTTTTGTGGCACTTCCAACTTACGAACTTCAACTGGAACTTCCAAAGATTCATAATCCTTTTGAATCTTTGGATAATTACCGTAAATAATTACCTCTTTTGCTTTCAAATTTGGGTTTTCATAATAGTCAGGGTTAGCAATAATGCCTGTCTCTAATGCAGCCGCTGCTGCAATGCGTGTATAGATAATCTTCATGGCGCTTTTCTCTTAATAATAAAAAAGAGGGCTTATTAGCCCCCTTAGGTTTTAATTTTTAGGTTTTAACCAGTTGTCGCTGTACCCGATAAATCAAGTAAGGTACCTGCTGTCATTTTGTTGCTGGTTGCATATTTGATCCAGTTAGCGCTTGAACCAAGTAATGTAAGGTCAGGATTTTCACCTTTCGATGTATCCCAACTATAACCAAGAATATCTAAGTTAAATGCACCTTCAGCACGCATACCGATTGCTAAGTTTTCTTCATCATTGATGTCATAAGCTCGGAAGCCCGGTACTTGTGATTCAGTTACAGTGACAGCGCCATACTGCAAACCAAAAGCATCGTTATCACCTACAGCGTCCGTCACCAAGACCGGCTTTCCTAAGGTTCCCGGTAAACCACCGTAGATAACGATTTCAGATTCACCATAAATTTGCTTAGTGATTGCATCATCGACAATATCGAAATATGTATCTGAGTTCATCACCCATAAGCCAATGCGGCCAAACTTATCACCAAACTTTCGCATACCACGAGTCAATGCTTTGCGGCCATCAACAACGATACTACCTTTTGCAACCATGTCTGGATTGCTAGAAATAGCAGCTTTTAAAGAAGCTAAACTGTACTCTAATCGGCCTGCAACCAATGCATCTGCAAGATCGTAACCAACAACCATAGCAAATTCTTCTGGTGTACGAGCACGGCGCTTAAATGCCTCTTCAGTTGATGCATAAGGACCATATTTATATGGGACTTTTACGCCTACAGACTCACCAGAACCAATTTTCTCTGGAACTACTTTGGCGGTTGAATTCACATCACGATGTTTGATGCTACCGCCCACTTTGTAGAATGCTTCTTTATTGAAATCACCTTCAATGATCTCATTGCGATAAACAATTGCACCATTAGAGGCTTGGTTAAATACATTCAAATTATCTTGCAAACGCTCTAAATAAGCAGTTTGAGCCAATTGATTATAGATGATCATGTCTGAATTAACTGTCGTAGTCATAACTACTTATCTCCAAATATTTAATGATTAGTTCGGTAGTTTTAGGAAGGCATCATTGCCATGTTCTTTGATGTAATCTGCTTTCTGAGAAACAGACATTTCACTGCGTTTCATTCCAGTAGGTGCTCCACCTTTGCCCCCACCTTGAAAACCGCCACCAGTTCCTTTACCACCTTTAAGAATTAAGTCTTTATGCTGGTATCCACCAACCAATGACTCTAAAGCTTCATCAACATTTGCAAGTTCACCCGGGCGGACACGTGAATAAATCTTTTCGCCGTTCGGATCATATGCAACCACCTTGCCTTCTTCGATTTTGAAGTGATGACCAAAGGTTGCCTGAACCATGTCCACAGGTACTGCAATGTTGTCTTGAATGTACTTAGAACGAGCAAAACCACCGCCGATAAGTTCTTTATGTAAAGAGGCTTCTAGAGCATCACGTTGCGCAACAATCGGGGCATATTTTTCCTCAACTGCTTTGATAGCTTCAGCTTTAACTTTCTCAACTTCACCGGCATCCACCAGCTTTTTATCATCGAGATTTTGGATTGTTTGTAATGCCTTTTTAGCTGCCGCTGGGTCTTCAATTCCTTCAAAAGCTTTTAATGCTTTTTCGGCTGCTTCTTTGGCTTCACGATGTGTTTTAGCTTCATTGTTTAAGCGTGCAATTGTTGCTACCGAGTGTGGTGCATCATGTGGCATTTCTTTGCCGTCATCATGAATATAGATCGGCTTATCACCGTCTACTTCCGCATAAACTTTACCGTCGATTGTTACTGTTTTAAGTTTCATTGGTCATCCAACCTATATATACAAAATGGGCATCCGCCCGGATTCGCCGTTAGCATCCGCTTTCGGCAGGCAATAAAAAAGCGCCCTTTAGGACGCTTCATTTCTATAAATGATTATTTACTTAAAGCTTGGCGTACAAATGCATCTTTTGCTTCAAGTAGCTTTCTTAATCCTGTGGATTTTTCAGGCCCGTCAGGAAGTTGCTCATCCATTTGCCGAGCTAAATCACCAATTGGCTTACTAACTTGCTGCAAATGTTCAGGTAAATGTTCATATTGGAAATATTGGATAATAGGGCTTGGCATTTTCTTCTCGCAAAAAAAGCACCCGAAGGTGCTATGGTTAAAAATTAAGTTCTATTTGATGAGTGCAATTGCTTTTAATCTTTCAAAAGTAAAACCATAAATTGCCATGGCTTGAAACCTTAATTTGAAGAAATGGCACCAGAATTCATTTTGTGCTCAGAATATATTGAGCATCTGACATATTGATTTGCTTTTCAGGCATTTGTAGTGCCTTTCGCTACGTTTCCTTTGCACTCCAAACCTTTTGTCTAGGTTCATCACCAACTAAGCGGATGCCTTGAGGACCACCTACATCAAATGTTGCCGTGATAGTCGCTGGACCCTCAAAAACACTACAATTCATTTTTACAGCGGTTAATCCAGCTAATGGAATACCTGTTTCCTCGTCACAAAGAGCAAGATGAGAAGATTTATCTGAAACTCTTTTAAGTACCAAATGTCTAACTTTTGATTCACTCATAAGCCAAACTCCATAAATGACAAAAGCGCCATTTGGGCGCTTATATAGGTGAAAATTGTGTCTTAAGTGAGTTTAGAATTACCTGTAATCGGCAATAATTACTCACAGTTAAATCCAGTTCCAACAAGGTCTTTTTTCAAATTTGAAACGAGATTTTGTTGTTCCTGCTGTTGTCCACTAAGATAATTTTTATCTAGAGTCTCTGCACCATCAATAGATTTATAAAGCTCTTTAGATTCCTCTAAATTGTCTTTTAAAAACGTGGTGAGGTTTAGTTTCGCCTGGGCAGCTCTACATAAATTATTTTTAGCTTCTAAACCTTGAGTAGCCTGTTTTACTTGACCAGTTGCAGGATCAAAAGAATATGCATTTGCCATTGCTGACTCCAAAGCTTCAGACAATCGATCATATTCTTTAAGATATTTTTGACTTGGTTCAGCTAAACAAGTGATGGAAATTAGGGTTAGACATACAAAAGCTATTGTTTTCATATTGTATAAATTCTGATGTTTTAAAAAATATAACATAAGAAAAATTACAGACCCAACTTTTTAAAAGCTTTTTCATCCAACTTTCTCAAATCATCTAAGCTATAGAAACGGCCTTCAGGATCAAAGAACTTATCAAAATCAAATTTCCCATCTTTATAGAGCTTAAAGCGCTTTGGCCCTAGCCACTCCCTTTGAAAGAAATCATCTGTTTTCTTAAAGAACTCTTTGAATGTGGTGTTTGCATCTAACTGTCCTATTAACTGGCTTCGCTCTTCTTTGGGGATGTCTTTAACTCTACGTTCGTCCATTACAAATGGCCGTTCGCCAACAAGTTGACCGTCCTTCTCGACCGGAACCAAGATACTGCGACAGTTAGGATGTAACGGCGGCACTCGCTTTGCCGGATCATTTATTTCCCACACTGAACCATCTAATGAAGCGCAAAGCTTAGAAGTTCGTCCATCTAAAACGCTAACAAATCGGACATATTCAAAGCCAATTTGGTTGAAGCTATTTAGATAGGCTTGATTAGCTACATGACTTCGCACAGTTCTTACCGTTCGCTCAATATCAGTTTTGGTACCATTTAAGATCCCATCTTCATAGTTAAGCCGTTTGGTACCACGAATACGCTGAACAATTTCTTGGTTAGTTTTGCCTGAATTAATACCATCTCGAATTGCATACTCAACCTTTTGACGGGCACTTTCAGCAATTCTTGAAAGCAGATCATCGACAAGAGCGCCACCTGCCAACGGAACTTTTTTAGCGGATAAGAATAGTTTTTCCCCATCAGGCTTATTAATTTTTGCTCCATAGAGCTTAGCTACGTAATTGGCCTCATAAACAGCCAGCGCCGTAGCAGAAACGGCAAAAGCTTCAGGTAATGCTAAATTAACACTGGCAAACCATTGGGCAATCAAATCCCTAATTTCCCTTAAATTTGAAGTTGTATATTTACCACCAGCTAAAGCAACTTTCTCCGACTCATTAAGCTCATCCAATAAATCCCGAAGCTTAGATAGCATCTTGCTCGTATCATCATTGAATAAAGCCAATAACTCATTTACCGTTTTTGATGAAGCACGATAAAGATAGGCCTGGTGCTGAGTGAGTACTTCAAATAGTTTTTTGATATCTGTTGCCATCTCACTCTACCTTTTGATTTAAAGTCCCATCTTGCTCTGCTTCAACATTCTGAAGCTCTTCTTCATATTTTTGTTTAGGGAACATACCTGTTTGGTTGTATTCCCACCATGATTTAAATGAAGATCGGCCTTGTAGAGCTGCTTCAAATAACTGTCGAGCTAACTCAGCTAAATAACCCTGTTTGTTAAATTCTTGACTGATTTCGAACATCAAATCATCTTTAGTTAGAACATCCACATTAGGCGTTACAAACTTAGCAGCCCATCGTAATGCTGCTGACAAGGCTTCATTCATATTAACGACACAGAGCGAAAGAACTGAATGCTGAACGGCGTCATCACTATTCGCTTCGGTAGCGGTCTTTTTACTTCCCGAGCCCTTCTCAATTAAACGCGCCCCCATCTCCTTCATTTTTTCCCACTTATCTTTCATCGCTTCCCGGGCAAGAGTATTAGGGTCGGCTTGTACAATTCCTAAACCACCATTTTCAGGTAAAGGCAAAAGTACTTTCGCTCCAATGTAGATGCCACGTTTCTTGGCTTGGTCATACCACTCCCAATTAACACCCTTCGCATAATATTGAGGTTGCCCCATATAAAAAACGGACTCTTGAAAGTCCGCACTGTCTCTGTAATGGGCTAAATTGAGATTAGCCAAAGGAAGTAATGGTGGCTTTTTAATCTCTTCTGAATTATCAATTGCACCTACAAATGTAAAAGGTATATAGGTCCAGAAATTCCCGTTGTAATCTGTTGGAAACTTCTTCTCTCCGCCAACCCAGTTACCCTTTTCACCCTTTGTGTACACCTGAACGGAATAAATATATTCCCCATTTCCCTCTTGCTCTAAACGAAGTACACGATATTGCTCTTGTTCGGTTTTACTAAATCCATCAGCACCGCGCTCAGACTTAAATTCACGTATAACCACTAAGCAAAGCTTTTTCTGGTTATCGATCATTACTGAATCCCAATTCACTACATCAAGGGCATTTAGTAAATGAATCATCGGATAGGCTTTTTGTGCTTTAAATTCCGCTAGATTACGAGCTGGCGGCACATCAGGATAATCTACATATAAAGCACAACGATAATGCTTCAATAAATGGCGAATTCCATTTTGAGCCAATTGATAAGTACTTAAACCAGCACCATTTGCATTACGTTCTAAATGAGCAAGTTCCGGAGGAAATTTAAAACTTGGATCGGTTGCAAAAGCTGCACCAACTAAACTATTTAATGTAGTCCCTGTTACTTCATAAAAGACTGCACGGGTAAGATAAGCCTCATAAGCGCTTTTATTTGCAGGTGATTTATCATGTGCATTTGGCATCGGCAAATATTTTTCACCTTTAGCCTTAACTGCATCTTCACCTTCACAAACATCATCAAGTTTTTGCCAGTATGGCAAGTTCTTAACATATTCAGCATGTTGAAAAGTTACATCACTCATCGAGCAAATCCCATATCAGCAAAGAAGGCTTCAAAACCTTCATGTAATTCATTAAACGCATCTGAAGCTGCATCCACTTGGTCGTCATGTGTGCCATTAGGAAAATGACGAAGCTCATCAATAAAATCCTTATTCCATTCACCTTTGAGCATTCGTACATTTCCTACGTTAACTTGGGCCGCAAATGGTTGTGCACGTGTAAGCTTGTCACCTGAAATTGGCTTAGCTATCACGCTATAACCCGCAAGAAGCTTCACAAATGAACTAGCTTGTGATTTACCAGCTTGACCGGGATCTTGTGGTAGACGCACAGAAACTTTTTTCCCATCTATTTTTGCTGTTTGTTCTAAGCGCTTATTCACATTGTCAGGTCCAAGCTGTCCTCTAGTTACATCGACAATGTAAGTAAAACCATCTGCGCCTAGAGCTTCTCGCACACCTACTGTAAAGTCGCCCTCATTTTCGGTAGCCCCAAAATCCCAAGCCCTAACTTGTTTCACTACATCCGCAGGCAAAGCATCAACAATTTGAATATTGTCGGGCTTAAAAAAACCGCCTGCTGGCGGTGATGGCATTTGTCGGTACTGCCCGGCAAATACATATGGTGCTGCTTGCTCCATTAGCCTCAATTTTTGGATATTGTGTTTTGCTGGCCACAGTGCGGATCCGTCTTCCTGAATAGCTGAAAGACATAGATGCTCCCACACTTCACCGTTACCACCAGCTACAGGAACGCCGTCTTTTCTATCACCTAGCAACCATCCAGCTAAATCATCTTCATGAAGTCGCTGCATAATCACAATGATCGGCGTATCTGGCGAGTTAGTACGCGATTCGAGTGTGTTCTGAAACCAATCAATTACCCCTTCTCGAATAGTTTTTAATGAAGCTTCATGTGCTTTATGTGGGTCATCAATAATAATGCAGCCACCAAAGCCTTTACGAAGTTTTCCTGCACCAAAACCAGTAATCGTACCGCCTGTACCTGTCGCATAGCAGACACCGCCTTGAGAAGTTCTCCAGAAGTCTTTAGCCTTACTATCATCACGCAATGTAAGCTCAGGAAAGACTTTTCTATACGCCTCTTCTTGTACAAGAGTTCGTATTTGGAAGGCATTATTTGCGGCAAGCATTGCCGAGTAACTGATATGAATAAACTCACAGTCTGGATTCTTACCAAAACACCAAGCCATGAAATTAATTACAGCAATTTCAGTTTTAGAATATCGTGGTGGAACGTTAATAATTAACCGCTTTATCTCTCCGCGATAAACTTTCATTAAAGCTTCGCAGATTTCTAAGTGGTGCCAATTTTGCATCCATTTATAACCACGGCGCTCCTTAAACATGTACCTTGTGAAGAAATATAAATCTTCTTGCGCCTCGATCCGGATGGCTTTATCCCGAGCCGCATCAGTACTCATCTAAGACTTCCCTCCGCGCTTTTAAGTAATCTTCCATTGGAACTGGAATTTCTGAATTAACTGTTTGGACTGGTCCGCCGTCTTTGCCTGTAATTTCTTGGCGATTAGTAAATTGACCACCAATGTCTTTAGCGGCTTGCTCAAGAATTTTTAAGGCTGTTTTGACGTTTCTAGTCTTCTCAAGTTGTCTTTGGTATTGCTTCAATCGGTAGTACTTATTAGCAATTGGAATATCAATTAAGCCTTTATCAAACTCATCTCTGGTTTTTTCAAATAGTTCGACATACTTTTTGCTTAAGTTCTTACCAGCAACCTTTGTAGGGTCATAAGTTGCAACTTGAACACGATCTATATCAACGCCAAACTCTTGTTTTACGAGTTCAGCCACTTCTTGAGGTGTATCACGACAAGCAAGAGACTGAACTATAAAGATTTTCACAGGCTCTTTTAGTGTCGCCATAACTTCCTCATCGTATAACTACGTATAACAAAATGGGCAAAAAAAAGAGCCATTAGGCTCAATTGATTACACAGTTGCCGCAGCATTTTGAAATATCAAGATTCGAAACAAACGGCGGATTTTTTGCGACTTCAATAAGTCGCTTAACATTTTTGCTTGGTCCATAACGTTTAACTACGCCAATAAACTCTTCAACGTCATGACCAGCAAGATAGTGCTTAGGAAGACCAGAACTATCGCTATAAACAATTTCTCCGTCCTCGTCTCTCATCACTCCAATGTGGTAAAGCTCATGTTCAAGTAAGTAACAGAACTCTGTATCGTTTGCACGCTCACAGAAAGAAGCGTCGACAGTTATTAAATAAGTAGGTACAAAACCAAACCAATCACGCATCTGTTGCTCTTGTCTGGCCTTACGCCATCCACCAACATTGAACATGACTTTTTCGCACTGACCTAACACCATAGCTTGCTTACTTTTATATGCAGAAGAGGCCCAAGCAAATGCTAAAAATTCTTCATTATCGTGAAGCAGCTCAGCAATATGGTCATGGTCAGGGTTATAAAGAGGTCCACCTATCGTTAAGTAGTTGGCCACAACCCATTTCTTTAGGTCTGGAGCGGGTATTAAACGAATTGCTTCCTCTTCTTCTGCCTGATCCATAAAATCAGTTGGAGGAAATGGTCTGATCTGATCCATCTTCAATTCTCGCTAATTTGCTTTTAATCCAGTTGATTGCATAACCTGATTCAATTTGGTGAGGCTCAAGACGCTCAAATACATAACCTCGGTCTAGTGCTAGATCATACTTATTAAATGAATTTGCTATCTTTGTGCCACCTCGGCCAACTGCCCACGGACTGCCAGCAATTTCTATAAGAAGATTCAACTTCACAATATAAAAATCGAACCGCCAATTTTTTGTTGATTCAAATTGAAATTTTCTTCTATAACCAATTCGATGCTCTTCTAGTTCTTGAAATAAGGTTTCTTCGGCCTCGAGATATTTTTCTTTAGCTTTAGGCAGTGGTCTGGATTTGGGTTTCGTTTTGAGCTCTTTTTTTTGTGTAAGCCAAAAGTACTCTTTATCATCCATACCTCTAGCCTCTTATAAAAAGCCCTCTGGCTTACTGTTGAGACGAGCAATTAATTTATGTTGCTTTGCTATGGCCAAAAAAAATCGCTCATCTAGGTGAGCGATCTGTTCTGTATTTAAACCTTTTGTATTGCAACTTCCCAAATGGTTTAGCTCTATTTGAAGCTGTCTAATCTCATTCGTAATTTTTTGAAATTCAGTCATACATACTCCAAAAAGAAAAAGCCCCGCCAATAATCGATATTTAGCAGAGCTTCTTGTGCCATACTATGCTCGGCAACTTTTCTATAGAATCGTAAAGGTAAAAGTTTAAAAATCCTTTCATTGGAGATTATTAATTAAAATAATATCGTTTAAATTCATCTTATTAAGCAATAAAAAATCAATATCACCCTACTGTTCAACTTCTTTAAATAAAATATACAAAGCTGCATAGTTATCTATAGCTGTAACAATTTCCTGCTTTTTTTGATCAAATGGTATAACAGGTGTCCGTTTTTGATGAACTTTATCAATAATCTCATCTTTCAACTCGATATAAAAAACCGTAGATTTAGGGAATTCATCGCTATCATTGAATTGTTTGCCATAAAATAAAGGATAAAATTTATTTAATTGATCAATTAACAACCTTGTTAATTGAACTTTTATTTCAGACTTAAGATCATTGAAACAATCCGATTGTTTAATTTCATTGATGAGTGAAAAAAAATATTCTGCTCTACTATCCACTAAATGGCTGCTTCCAAAAACACCTGAAAAATGTAAACTTTTCAAAAGTAACATCCGATATGTTGAAACTTTAATTGACTTTAATTGATCTATTGTTACTTGTAACTCCTTTTTTGCTTCTTTTAGTTTAACGATATTGCCTCCAATAGATAGCTCTTGAACCTCATCAAAATATGCAATTATTGCGGATACAATTGCAGAAAATATTATCAAAATGACGAAGTGGTTTGGCTCAATATATTTATTCCTTAAAAGGATAAAGGAAATAAATGAAAATAAGACAAACGTAATTAAAGAAAATATGATTCTCATGCAGTTTTTTTAGCAAAGAAAATTTTATTATCAACGATTTAAATATCGTTGCAATAAATTTTTCGATATTTTCATTTAAAGATAGTTTATTCATTCTGATAAAATAAAAGCTCATCATTTGATGAGCTTTAATACCAGTGATTTACTTACACTTCCAACACTGTATCACAAATATGCCATACCCCGTGCGCACACTCAAGCGGTTTTTTCAAAAGTTTCAAATCTGAAATGCGGATTTCGACTTTTGATATAAGCCATACCACATTTTAAATCCTGTCTGATTTGATTAACTGAAGTGTCATTACTTTGAGCAATATCACGTAATGAATTGCCCATAACATGATGTGACCAAATTGCTGAGATCCATTCTTGTAAAATATGGTCTTCAATTAATTTAATATCAATAATCAATCTATGGATTGCACGTGCCTCATTGTCATTTAACTCACAGCAAGTACCCTTACGGCGAATGCATAAACGATCTTTTAGATTTTCATCGCTCATATACATAGCTATTAATTTTTCTCTTTGTTTTTGAGTGATGCGTTTTGTTGGCATCGTCTTAACAATTTTGACCATTGTTTCGGTATCGCCGTTTAGCCAAGCTCCAAGCTGGCGACACCACTCTTCAAAACTAAATCTAGACCAATCGACCGCTTGTAAAATGTGTTGTTGTACTGGCATATTCATTTTCATCCCACCAATTGCTCAATTTGTTTAATCGCCACGCCTGCTTTCACTTGCTCTGTGCTGAACCGTAAAACTGTAAAACCCATCATTGCTGCGGAGTTGTATTTCTCCATATCCCCTAAATAGCCCTTACCTCTTGTGTGACGGCCTCCGCTCCAGATCCCGCCTTCTACCTCAATCAAAATCTTTGAACCCTTTATTAAAAAATCTGCTCTCCATTTGCGTTCAGGATGGAACTTATATTCCTGTTCAAAACCAATCTTGCATGCTCTTAAATGCGTTGCCAGAACCACTTCACCCACACTTGGTTGTCTGGCAACTTGCTTTGCTGAACGGCGCTTTTTATTTTTCTTTATGGGAAATAACTTGCGGTATTCAGCAATGCTGACTGATGACATCAAGCACCACCTTTGAGCACTTGCTCTATAGCTTTAAGGGTTCGAATCATTGCCATTTGTAGAAATTCATGATTGCCGCGCATGTCTTCTTCAACATACTGCAAAGCATATTGAGTCTCTTTTAATGCCCCATCTAAACGCTTTTGCAGCTCCTCCACTTTCGCTTGTTGTTCTTTTTGAATCTCCCAAGCCCACTTTCCAGATTTACCCTCAAACTCACTCATGGCTGGCTCCTTTTTCTGCATCACACATTTCACATTTATCTATATGCCCCCACCCATCATCTCGAATGAAGCCAAACCCCTTACAAGCCTTACATTTGACTTTCTTTTTCTCACCCACCAAGAAATATCGATCTTTCTGGTTGTAGGTAATATCAATAGAACCTGAGTAATAGCGCCTTAACGCCCCATCAATATGAAATTCGTGTGGACCTACACAAAACATCCACCCCGAATCCCCGCCGCACTTTGTAAACCGTGTGAAATATGCTTCTCTCCATTTCACATAACGGCCAGACAGATGAGGAGTCAACAATTCAATTAAACGTGCTCTAAGCATCTCCATGCTTGCTGACATATCTCCATAGTGATATTCAAGATCGTAGCTATACTCGCCTGTGTTATATCTAGTTGGCATGAGATTCACCGCCTCCGTATATTGATTCGTGGTCGCGGATAGCAGTCATCACACGCTTAATTGAAATGGAACCATCTGGAATGAAGTCGCAAAAATCATCAAGAAAGCTCAATCTCCCATTTCCCACCATGCGAACATGCGTGTAACCAACATGCTTATCTGTCGTAATGAATGCAGGCGTTAGCTTCTCAACTCCACCTAAATCGCTGATGATTTTCAAAGACTCCACCAGACGTTTAAGCTCAACCAAATCTACAAAATACTTCTCACGATCTGCTGGGCTGATTTCTACACTTTGACCACATTGGAACTCATAACCCTCGTTCCATTCAGTTGCGTTATCGGGTGCTGAATCTACGATTTCCTTCGCGTATTGCAGTCCTTTATCTCTAATCAATTTAGATGCTTTCATGCATTCGCCCCATCAATTAGCTGAAGAATATTTCTAGGTATTGGCATACCTTCACGGCGGCACATCTCAGCGTATTCGTGCGGATTGTCGAAAGGATCTGGACCTAATTCTTTTGCAAGCTCAGGCTCTTTTTCTTTTGCCTCAAGTTTTTGAACTGGTGCAGGTTTACGACCATTGATTTTTAATCTTTCCATCAATGATTTGAGATGCTTTTGAGCCTCGTCATTGCTCACAGGAACGTGTTTAGGTTCTTTGTGTTCTAGTTGTAGCGGTGGAGCGTAAAACTCTTGCTGACGACCTTTCAATTGAGCTTTAGCCACCATCACGTTATAGGTTCCGAAGAAATTATCTTGAGCTGCTCGCATTTGGCCGGCTTCGATCAAATACATCACTTCGTCTAATGCATATTTTGTAATTTGTGTAATAACCACGGTACTGTCAGTCGTAAACTTACATGCACGTGACCAAGCTTCCTCTGGAGACATCCAACTTTCACCAATACACCAGGTGCGAAACTCAGCAAATGACGGCATAAAACGTCCACCTGCTGTAAGTAATCGAGCAAGTGCGTTGTTAAATTGGTTTTGTTGAACGCCAACCAGTGTTTTAAGTGCGATTTGCTCAACCACTGACAGAGGAATTGCACTTTCGCCTGTTGCTGGAAATTGCTTATTGAACTGAGCAGCGTAAACAGTGCGAAGAGAAGCGATTAATTGACGCACTTCGTTCAAGGTAATCTCATGCATGACCTACCTCCTCAATCATTGGAAACTTTTTTGCTGGGGTTACATCCACGATTTGAGATTCGCTCTGTTCTTCAAAAAGATTAGCGAAGTAACCCGACTCTTGTGGTTTTTGACCAGCTGAATTGATTTGCTCTTGTTTCTTGCGGTTAGCAGCGACTTGTTTCTCGTTGTTTTGAACCCAAGAGAACCACTTAACCAACCAGATGCTTGGTGTATTCAACGAACTTGATTCGTTTGCAAAGTACCAGTCACCGAAATTTTGAATCATGGTTCTCAAGTCGATTTCAGGTACCGAAACAAATCTTTGTTGAGCAAGTGAAATGAAATCGTATTGAAACTCGCTGTATTCAGAAATGAATTCACGCATTGAATAGCGTTTGTGATCATCGATCTGATACTGAGCAAATTGAATTGGAGTTAATTGCGAATTTTCTCCACGCGTATTACTACTACTATCAATAATTGGTTCTTGGTTTATGGTTAATGGTTTATGGTTATTGGTTGGTTGCACATCCGTTTGTTCTTCGTTTAACGGATTTTCAACGACCGTTGAATTTTCGTTAGACGCTTGATCATCTTTTGATGAATCACTGTTGGACGAGCCTTTCTTTTTCGCTGCACGTTTTGCAGCAGACGCCTTACCAGCCTCACTCGCTTGTTTCTTTTTCCCGTGATATTCAGCAATTTCTCGTTCACAACGATTATTGCGATAAACACCTTCTTCAAGAATGAAAAACTCATCAAGTACATATTTGAGAGCTTCTTTTTGCTCTTCGGTAGTACATTGCAAACGACGTGCTAGACGATCAATGCTTGATGCATCAATCGCCTTTTCTGTGTCGTAATACATATCTAATAAGTCGCGGTAAATCGCACGCTCAATTAAACTGAGGTGGCGAGTCGCATTGTTGAAGTCACCAATATGGTGTTGGTAATAGTTCATGCGGCCCTCTCTTTTAATACTTTCTCAAAGCGTTCTTGCTGCAATTCGTAATATTGAGGATTCAATTCACACCCTAAATAATTACGGTTATGCATTAGTGCTACAGCTGCTGTTGTTCCGGATCCCATGAATGGGTCAAATACAACATCATTGACTCGAGATCCTGCTAATACACATGGCTCGATTAAGTCCATTGGAAATGTTGCGAAATGAGCACCCTTGTATGGCTTTGTAGAAACTTGCCAAACACTGCGCTTATTACGAGTAAGTAAGTCATACTCGCTTTCTGATCTTTCTGATCTATGAGTTCCATATGCTTGATTTGGAATAACAGCAGCTCTCTTACTATTTTTGCGTTTAAAACTATCGCGCGAAGATCTCGAGTAAACGGCTTTCATTGGACCGTTATGTTTCATCACGGCACGAGTACTGCCATGTTGTTGATCAAGATTTTGGGAAAGTCTTTTGATTGAGCTTTCTGCAACCGGTTCTTTAATTGCTACGTGGTCAAAATAATATCTACGTGATTTACTGAATAAGAAAATATACTCATGTGCTTTGGTACAACGATCAGTAATACTTTCAGGCATTGGGTTCGGTTTATGCCAGATAATATCTTGGCGCAAATACCAACCATCAGCTTGTAGAGCAAAAGCTACTTTCCATGGAATACCAATTAGATCTTTCGGCTTTAAATTTGATTGGGCTGCATTTTGCTTAGGAAGAACTAGTCCTTTAGTTTTTGGATTCTTACCGTCGTTTAAACCTGTACGTGTCATGCCCCGACCAGAACCCGCATAACTGTCACCAAGGTTTAGCCAAAGTGTGCCATCTTCATGGAGCAGCTCTCGCACTAAACGAAAAACTTCAACCATGTTTTGAACGTATTCATCAACGGTATTTTCTAAGCCTAATTGACCATCAACACCGTAATCACGTAAACCAAAATATGGTGGTGAAGTTACGCATGTTTGAGCTTTTAGCCCTTCCTCAATCATTTGTTTCATCAATGCGCGGCAATCACCAAATAAAATTTTATTCATGCTTCACCGCCTTCTTTAATCTGAATGTATGTGCTACCCAAGAAGCGAATACGATCAGCACGGCTAAGGCTACTAATAATTTCCTCAGCATGGTTGTACGTAATACGATGCTGACGCACTAAAACCTCTTTAAATTCATCTCGCTTTACAGCTGCATTTTTAGTATCAGCTTTGATTCGCTCTAGGTTTTCTTCACACTTTTTGATTAATGCTTTAAGTGTGTGGAGAGCCGGTTCAAACCAGCTCTGGATTATTTGTTCTTGATTTGATAGATTATTCGTGTTCATTTGATCCACCTCAATTGAATGCCTAACCAC